TCATTAGTTACCTGGCGAACTAATAGTTCAAAGATAATTCCAGTATTTTTATACTTTGAATGTTTAATTTGATTCATGTGAAGCTCTAATAATAAATATGTACTAAAACTATAAAGGCATAATATTGTCTTCACTCAATATACCATCGTCATCTTTACTTTCAAATAAATGAATTTTTCTACTTTCAGGTTTAGGCATCATATCAAACATGATTTTATTTTTATAATATTGAGCTTTACTTTCTAAAGCTAAAGGACTACCTCCTTTATGATTTGTTTTACCATACTTGTCTTCTCCATCATCAGATGATGAATATTCTTTACGACCTAAAGCATCTTTACCAAATGGACTTTGCTGAGTGTCTCTAATACTAGTTTTTTCTTGAGGTCTACCAGGTAATCTTACAATATTAGGTTCGTTTTCATCGTAACCTATAGGAATATCAGTTGGAGCATTCGGTACTTGGGTATATCTTCCTTTACCATAAATTGTAGCTAATTGATGTGGTGTTCCATATGCCTGTCCAGTTTCTGCTGGGTCATTTCCTTCTTCTTCTACTTGTTTATATCTAAATTGACGTTTTTTATCTTCAATAACTAGATCTCTATATTCATCAATCTCATCTTCACTAAAGTGGAATACATTATCATAAATCCAATCTGTAGGCATTAATCCTGATTCTTGAATTGATTTAGCTAATTCAACTTTTTCTTTTAACAATGCAATTCTTTCTTGATCGTAAATAATTGAAGGTGTAGTTAAGCTAAGTTCAAAATTTGTCATAGCTTCACCATCATAACCTTGAGTGTATAAGTGAACTAATGCAATTTTTGTCAATTCACTCACTAATATGCGTTGAATTCGTTCAATTGTACGAGCAAAACGAATGTCTTCTGCCGCTAATGTTGCTTTACCAGTTAAGTCTTTTTCATAACCCATAAAGGCTTTAGGTACTTTAAGAGCAGCAAATAATTTTTCTCGTAAGTACTCTACGTCTTTAATACCATCATATTCTAATCCTTTTACAGAATCAATTTTAGTTGTAGTATCATTACCCCTTACAGGAATATAATAATCTTCCAACATATTCATTACGTTGTATTTTAAATTATATTGACCTGTTTTTTCATCCATAAATGGAGTCTTTTTAAGTTTAGACACCATTTTTTGCATGTAATTTTCTACTTCTGCTGGAGGAATAGAACCAATATTAATGTAGAATAATCGTCTGTCTGGAGCTCTGGTGATACGGTGGATTAACATCGCATCTTCCATCAAAATATACTGTTTAAATAATTTACGAGCTGGTTCTAGATAACTTCTACCATAAGGAAGATAATTTAAGTCACTTAATAATCTAAAGTGAGCCATTTCATAGTTTTCAAAATAAAACGCGTTTTCGTCTTTTTGTCCTCCACCATAACTTGCCCATCCTCCAGCTGTTGTTCCATAACCAGCAGCAGCGGCCGCATCATATTTGAATCGTACGTATGATGGATTTTTAGGATCCATTCCTTCTTCTCTTAAAATATTAAATGCTGAGAATGGTATAACTTGATATACTCCAAATTTCTCAGCAATTTCTAACTTTAAGAAAAAATCACCATACTTACACATATTCCTTGTCCATGACCACAAATTAAATTCAATATTTAACACATCATAAAACAAGTTATATAAAATCTTTTGAATGTTTTCGTCACTAGAACGAATATGAAGCATTTCACCTGATTCGTTTCTTAATGTACATTCATCAGCTATAATATCTAAAGCACTACTTACGATAGCATCAGTATCCATAGATTCGTAATCACTATAAAGTTGAGGACGAAGTGATGGATAATTTATAGCCATCTGTCCAGCATAAGCTGCTATACCAGATGTTGTGTAAACTCTACTAAATCTATCTACAACAGAATTTGTTGCCAATACCCCTGTTGTTTGAATATTGTTTGTATCTAGTATTTTTAGTTCGTCTCCCCCTACATTTCTAATAATCACATCAGAACTAAAGAGTCGTTTTAAGTTGTCAAATATAGCCATTCTTATGTATGATAATAAATATTATTAAATTAGCCAAGTTAAATCTACCATCTGTCCATTACCAATATCCATACTCCATTGGTTAGGAATTCCATTTCCTCCGCCTATTCCTCGATAACTTCCACCTTGGTAAACACTAGATCCTACAGATGTTGTTGATTTTCCAAAATTTTCTAAACTTGCTATAGTTAATTGATCTCCGGTTTGCTTATATTTAAGACTTGTGTCTCTTAAAAACATACAAATGCCTAAAGCCATTACTAAATCATCATGATAGCCATCTTGTGCTTGTGCTTTACCATGTTTCCAAATAAACGTTCTTAATTCTTCTAAAGTACGTTTACTTTGAATAGTTACACTCTTTTCATGTAAATAACTAATCATTTTTCCGATAACTAATGGACGAGTACGTAAAGTTGTACTAAAACCAGGCACCATTCCTTGTCCGGAATCAAATTTATTTAAATACATTTCTACATTAGTAAGAGCTGCGTCTTGTCTTGGACTATAATACACATTTGGATAACCTCGTTCAATTGCTGTTTGAACTACGTCCCATCCTATGTTAGCATTTTCAATAACCAACAAAGCATTATTATATTCACTAGCTATACCAACTAAAAAATGACCATAGTCACGAGTTCCTATTTTTCCTTTATATTCTGCTACTTGAGTGTTAGTTTCTATGTCAAAAACATGAAAAGCACTGTAATCTTTTCCATCTCCTCGAGCACAGTCAGCAACAACAGCATACATTTTTGAGTAGTCTGGTCTTTCAAACACCCAAAGATTACCATCTAAACCTCTACGTTCTAATGGTTCTTTTACTTGAATCAAATACCAGTTTAGAATAGCAGGATCAATAGCTGTGTCACCAGAAGTTGTAAAGTCACAATCACATTCTTGAGCAGCCATTCTAGGTCCTAAATCTACATCTTGTTGGTCTCTCCAACTTTGGTTTCGCTCAGGATGAACGTCCCATGGTAATCTAATCGGTAAAAAACTATTTTGACCTTCTTCTGCTTTTACCCAAGTTCTGTGGAACCAGTTTCCTGTACCATATGGTGTAGACATAGCAATACATCCACCACCTGTCGCTAAGGTTTGTTGGGCAGATACGAATACCTCTTCAATATTATCGATAAATGCGGCCTCGTCAATAAGCAACAAAGATACGGCTTCACTTCGCGCACTATCACCAGCAGCTGATACGGCTTTCATCTGACTACCATTTGATAGTCGTATACTAAGTTTATTATTTTCTAAAGATTTAATTTTCATCCAACTAGGTAAATTATCATATCCGAATTTTACCTTAGTTACCATGTTTTTTGCTGTTTCTGTTTTAGTAGCAATACACAATACGTTTTTATCAGTATTAAAAAGCATAAGCCATAAAGAATATGCTGAACTTAATGTACTAATTCCTAATTGTCTTGATTTATTTATTAAACTAAATTTATTTTTTAAGAATAATCTTAATACACTTTCTTGAAACGGATATAAATTAAAATGAACTCTACCTTTAGTAGGGTGTTGAATCATATAATACTTTTTACAAAAATAAATAGGATCTTGCTTACATTTAAGAAGTTCTTGTTGAATAGCTTCTTTTATGGAAAGCTGTTTTGGAATATCATTTGACTCGCTCATAACAATACTATTAAAAATATACTAATTGCTGCTACTACACCAGTAAGTATATAGGATTTATTTAATTTGGTTTGTAAATCACTTACTTGATTTTCTTTTTCTGTTATCACACCTTTATAACTAGTAACTACACTATCATATCTAGTTTCATTTTTCTTATATAAAGCTATTTGAATATCACTAACTTTTATTGTGGAATCTTGTGATTTAATAATACTAGACTGACTTTTAATGGTATCTCTGCCAACAGTAAGTTTTTTTTTTAAATAGTCTCGTTCTACTTTTACCTCTAATGCATTCCTTAAAGCAGAAACCGGTACTACTACATTAGTATCATTTAAAAGTTTTTGTGAACTTACTGGCAATGTCAGCATTAGACATACCATTAAGACGATTACGTTCTTCTTCATATTGTTCTTTATATTCCGCAGCTTTTTTAGCAAAGGATTGTAAATCTTTTTTATCTTTAGCTATTTGAGCAGCTAAAATATTTTTTACTGAGTCTAAACTAGCTATTTTTTGTTTATCTTTAGCTATTTCTTTATTTAAACTGTCTATAGTATTGTAATACTGTTGTTCGTTATTATTAGAATAATGTGAGGTTGGTTTATGAAACCAAAAATATAATACAACTATTATAACAACTAAAATCAAAACACTTGATGGGTTTTTCATATTATAATCCTAAATCAGACATTGTCTTAAGATCATCATTAACATCAAAATCTTCTTCTTCCAATGATGTTCTCCACATATCAAATTTAGCTCTCATAGATTCTTCAGGAGTTTTGAAATTTGTTTTAATACCTTCGTCTCCAAACACTCCTGAACTTCCTTTATCATCTGAGAATAAATGATATGTTGTTCCTTTAGAATCTTTTACTATGCCCCTATATTTTAATTTTAAATTATTTTCTCCTCTTTCTTCATCTCCAGGCATAGTTCCTGTATAGTCATATTCTTTACCTATTACTAAAGAAGATGGATCTACTTCATCTAAAGAATCTTCTTTAAGTTTAACATCATTATCTTTTAGTTTCATTTTACCAAAAGCGTGTTTTTTAAAAGGTACGGCTTCTTGTACGTCTTCTACCTCATTTATTGATTGAGGTTTAAAAGCTTGTACCATTTTTCTAAATAAATCGTTTGAAAAGTCTATATTGTCCATATTTACATTTTAGTATAAATATGTTCAAATATAGCTTTCACACGTTCTTCTGTAGATCCACTTACTACTAGTAAATTTTTAGGTGGATATAATTCTAAAAGATTTTGAATTTGATAATCAATTTGATCTCTGTATTCACTATTGGTTTCACGAACTCCGTTGTCTTCTATTTCTACTCCATCAGGTTTTACATATACTACTAAATCATATTCATCTTTAAGATTCATTGCAGCATGTTCAAAATCATACTTTTGACTATTAGGGATACTTTCAGATAAAGCTGTAAAACTACAAACATCCCACACAGTTCTGTCTGTAATAATATTGTCAAACATCAATTCAGTACTTCTTTCTGCTAAAAATATAAATTGACCTTTTAAAGTACTATCAGTATTAAGAGGAATGCCTAAACTCATTAAGTATTTACTTCGTTCAGTAGCAGTTTCATAATTTTTAAAAAAATCATGTGCTCTTAAAGCATTTACTAATGTAGTTTTACCTACACTCATTGTACCTGTTAAACCTATTTTCATATTATTTCATTGATTGTTCGTAACGTGGATCTTTTGATGGAGGAATGCCATTAAAGTCTCTTTTAGCTTCTTCCCACTGTTCTTTAGTTTTTCGTTCTCCAAAAAGATAATATTCTGGTTTTTTCTTTTGATCTTTTGGATAGATCATTGCCGGGTTATCCCAACTGTGTAATACTCTACGTTCATCATTGTTAAAGTAATAAATAACTCTACCATCAATTGATTTTAGTTTAATTGTTTGCATAACTTGTTGTATATAGTTTAAATAAAAAGTGTTAAATCTCCATCATACCATACATCTTCTAGATGGTATTTATCGTTAAGTAAAGACTCAGCAACGTATATTCCATGAGCACCACTTACTGTAATTCCTCTTGCTGATAGTGCATCTCCCACAAAATAAACATTTGGGTATTTAGTAAGACTCAAATTTTTATAGTTAACAAGTGGTTCAGGTGAAAGATATTTTACTTCAGGCACATAAACTCCCCAATCATCACCAAAATCAAATACTTTATCCATGTCATCAATAAAGTTTTTAATGTAAGTCCAATAATCACCCATAGCTTCTTCAATTTGAGATGTTTCTACAACGGGATGACTACTAACCATTTCACCTTCTGATGTAATACCTGCTACTCTTGATGGACTATAATATAATCCTGTACCGTCTTTTTGTAGTTTTTGTACTACATTTCTTGACCATTCAAATGGATTTTCAATACCTTTAATTTCCATAATGATACCAAAGTTAGTCATATTATTTCTGTATTCTTCACCTTTTTTAGCATGTCCATTGTAAGTAATATCACCATATGTTTCTTCTACAGCAACATAAGCGGCATTATTATTTGTACAAAATGAACGTAAACTTACATCATCAAACTTTTGATATAACTTAAAATCATAACTTACATCAATAAGTTTTTGAAAGTATTTTTGGGGTGCTTCAAATCGAACTCCTAACTGTACTGATTTTGGTTCATCAGGTAATTCATATTGTTGTGCTAATTGTTGAGCAAAATCAATACCTGACTTTCCTACTGCAAAAATTAACTCTTCATAATAGTAAGACTTATCATTTTTCAAAATATTACTTTGAAAATCACTATTTGCAATTATTTTATTGTTCATAAAATCAATACTTGTTACTTTTGTTTCCCAAGTAAAGTTTACACCTTTTTCTTGTAAATAAGTGTACCAATTTTTAGCAATTTCATGAAGATAATTACTACCAATATGCCATACAGGAAACATTCTTAAACCAAAATAAGGCTTAATAAACTCTGGTTCTTCTTCTGGATTAGACATGAATATTTCTTCAGGTTTTGGGTGGAATCTTCTAAAATTACTAATAACTTGATCCATCAAGTTCATTGCTTTTTCTTCACCACAGTATTTTGATAATTGACCACCAATTGCTGTGTGGTAAGTTAATTTACCATCACTCCATCCTCCCGCTCCTAACATTCCTTCCATTACTTCTTCAGGAAGTCTGTTGTGGGGATCTTTACCCATATCAATAATAGTAATATCTTTTCCAGGATAACCATTATCTACCAATTTAGTTGCTGCATTGATGCCTGCAACACCTGCTCCTACAATAACTATTTTCATGCTCATAACCAAAATATTATAATAAATTATTTATATTAAACCAAATAAATTTTTAATTTAAGTTTACCACTTCCTTTAATAGCTCTATGCCATTTATGTTTAGGAATGTAAATTGGTTTGTTTAAAGAAGTTGGTAATTCGTTGTCTAATTGAATCTGCCAATTTGTTTCACCAATTATTTCAATTGTTCTGTCTTCATTATCTCGATGCCACATCAATTCTATAGGATCAATGTTTTCATCAAATTCTCTAATAATATACTTGTCAGTAACTTCTAAGTCTTTATAAGGTTTTATCATCTGTAAGAGGACCGCCTACAACCCAAGCATTACAAGTTCGAGCTGCTGCACATTTAAATTTTAAAAATCTACAGTATCCTAATTGACCAGCTTCAATAACATCGAACGGATCTTCAGAACCTTCATCACTACCTATTCCTTTAGCTATACAATCTAATGTTTTTGTTGTAATATCAAATGCAGCACAATTACCACAAAGTGACTTTTTAGCTTCTTCTGCAGAATCTAACTTCCACATATTGACTTTATCTTGCCAAAATTTTTCGTTAGGTTCATTAGGATTTAAGGGACCATATCCATACTCATTAATTGCCTTCTGTCTGTTCTGAAGATTAAGTTCAATATTTTGAGTTGGAGCAGGACATTTACTTATTTCTGCTTCGTTTAATATATTAATTAGTTTTATCATTTTTATCTTTAATTAATAATTCACCTAAAACTTCTAAACGACCAACTTCTCTTTGAAATTCAATTTGAGACATGTTTAAAGAAATTTTTTTATAAGTTTCTTCGTATTCTTTTTTTGCTTTTTCTAAATCTAATTTACCTTCACTTGCCTTTTTATAATATGGTAATTTAACTTTAAAGTGATGCCAAGTTAAAAGCGCTAAACCTCCTTTTTTATGAGCATTATCAGCAATTTTTTTAGCTCCACCCATACGAGTTTGACTAAAATCTTCAAATTGGTTTTTTGCTTCTACTAATATGTCTTTAAATTTAATCATTTTTTAATCTTTGGGTTTTTCTTTTAGATGCTTCTTTTTTAGCAGTAATATATGTTAATCCTTTTTTTAAACGAGCTTTTACTTCAGGATTTTTTGCTTTACTGTATGCTGCTCTTACACGTTGGTGAATTAAATTAATAATTTGTGATTGACGAGCATGACTTTTTGATTTAAATGATGATTTAGATAATGTATTTTTAATATCTTGAACAGTTTTAAATTTAACACCTACAGTATCTGTTGGATCTTCATCTGTATATAAACGACGACTTGATCCTTTTGGCTTTTTACCTGTACCTACTTTAGGATCGGCTTCATTTAAAGATTCTTTTAGAAGATCTACTAATTTTATCATTTTGTTTTACCCCATGTTTTACCTTTACCTGGTCTTTTACATTGGCTTGGAGTAGGGCGACAAGAAGGATACTTTGATCTTACTTCACCTTTTTTTCT